CTACTATTAAATCTAAAGAACTAGTTACCGATCATGTCTAATATAAGAAAAATAAGCATAGGTTCTGATTATAAAAATGATGCAATGCATTATTCAGTGGGACAAGAAGTATATGGAGGACATATTATTTGTGACATAATTGGAGATAAACAAGAGGGAGAATATTTGATTTATATTAAAAAAGGAAATGAAGTATTACCCTGGAAAAAATTTAACTCTAATATGGCTATAGCAGTTGAATTTGATCTTAAATACGGATGAAAAGTATATATGATTTTATAATAACACCTTTTACGGATAGATACGAAAATAAAAAAGTTATTGATAATAAAGAGTTAATTGTTAATACTAATATTGAAGATCATAAATTTATAAGTAAAAAAGCTATAGTAGTAAAAACGCCTATTGCTTATAATACTCCTATAGAAGTTGGTAATGAAATATATGTACATCATAACATCTTTAGAAGATACTATGGTATGGATGGCAAAGAAAAAAATGGAAGTACTTTTTTTAAAGATAACTTGTATTTTTGTAGATTTGAACAAATATACCTATATGAACATAATGATGAATTATACTCTAATTTAGAATATTGTTTTGTAAAACCTATTTATAATAAGTCTTCTTTTAATATAGATAAAGAAGAACCTCTTACTGGTGTATTAAAATATACTAATCCCACTTTAATAAAACAAGGTCTTAATAAAGAAGCCTTAATAACTTTTACTCCAAATTCTGAATTTGAATTTATTATTAACGGAGAAAGGTTATATTGTATGAAATCAAATAATATCGCTTTACAACATGAATACGAAGGAAACGAAAAAGAGTATAATCCAAGCTGGGCACATTGCAGTTGAAGAACTTATCAAAGTGGCTAAAGAACCGATCGTGGATACTTCAGATGATGTTTCCGCAGATAGACTTAAAAACGCTGCAGCAACAAAAAAACTTGCTATATTTGATGCTTTTGAAATTCTTAATAGGATGGAAGAAGAAGAAACTCTCCTTAAAAGTACTCATAATATCTCACCTGAAGAAGTAAAAGTATTTAAGGGTTTTGCAGAAAAAAGAAGTAAATGAAGTATGAACAATCTCTTTGGAAAGAAATTCCTGGTCTCGTTAATACTAAAATTCTTAATAAAGAAAATAGATATAAGAGATGGGAGTATGGATATAATATAGAATATGATTTTATTGTTATAAGTAAAACTGGACAAATTGGAAAAATTATAGAAATACAAAACCTTAGAATTGCTTTACCGTTAGAAACTATAGCATATAAACGCAGTAAAAATGACTTAGAGCAGTATTGGGAAAAGTTTGATTATCCAAAAGAATTAAGTAAAATAAAGAATAGATTTGATTGGGAGAAATATCCAACGGAATTTAGAGAAAAATGGTGGGATTATATTGATGAAGAATTTGAAAGAAGAGAAAAAGGATTTTGGTTTTATAATAAAGGTATTTCTACTTATATCACTGGTACTCATTATATGTATTTACAATGGTCAAAGATTGACGTTGGAGCACCAGATTACAGAGAAGCCAATAGATTATTTTATATATTTTACCTTAAAAACAGAAGATCTGGTTTTTCTTTTATTTGTTCTGCTGAACTCGTCAATCAAGCAACAATATCATCCGATAGTAGATATGGAATTTTATCAAAGTCAGGGGCAGATGCTAAGAAAATGTTCACGGATAAAGTTGTACCAATCTCACTTAATTATCCATTCTTCTTCAAACCCATCCAAGACGGTATGGATCGTCCTAAAACCGAATTGGCCTATAGAGTTCCAGCATCAAAACTAACACGTAGAAAAATTGAGACAAACGAAGAACTTAGAGAACTAGATGGATTAGATACTACTATAGATTGGAAAAATACAGGAGACAATAGTTATGATGGAGAAAAATTACAGATATTAGGTCATGATGAAAGTGGAAAATGGGATAGACCAGACAACATAAAAAACAACTGGAAGGTTACTAAAACCTGTTTACGATTAGGTAGTAGAATTGTTGGTAAATGCATGATGGGTTCAACTTCCAATGCACTTGATAAAGGTGGTCAAAACTTTAAAGATATTTATTATGCTGCAGATGTTACTAAACGTAATAGAAACGGGCAAACAAAAGAAGGATTATATTCTTTATTTATTCCTATGGAATGGAATTATGAAGGGTTTATAGATATTTATGGATATCCTATATTTGATACTCCAAAAAAACCTACTAAAGGAATAGATGGAAACTTTATAAACATAGGGGTAATTGAACATTGGAACAACGAGGTTGAAGGATTCAAAGATGATCAAGATGGTTTAAATGAATTATATAGACAATTTCCAAGAACTGAAAAACATGCCTTTAGAGACGAAACTAAACAAAGTTTATTCAATTTAGTTAAAATATATGAACAAATAGATCATAATGAAGATTTAAATAACAAACTTAAGGTTACTCAAGGTAATTTTCAATGGGAAAGAGGTGATAGAGATAGTAAGGTTATATTTGTTCCTAATGACAATGGAAGATTTTATGTATCATGGGTTCCACCTGTACACTTACAAAATAATATTGTAATAAAAGATGGTAGAAAATATCCTGGAAATAAACATTTAGGAGCTTTTGGTTGTGATAGTTATGATATATCAGGAACGGTAGATGGTAGAGGATCTAATGGAGCATTACATGGTTTAACTAAGTTCACTATGGAAGATTGTCCTCCAAATCATTTTTTCTTAGAGTATATATCTAGACCTCCTACTGCAGAGATATTTTTTGAAGATATGATTATGGCAATTCATTTCTATGGAATGCCTATACTAGCTGAGAATAATAAACCAAGATTACTCTATACTATGCTTAGAAGAGGATATAGAGGGTTTTCTATTAATAGACCTGACAAAGTTTGGAACAGGTTATCAGTTGCTGAAAAAGAAATAGGTGGAGTACCTAATTCTAGTGAAGACATGAAACAATCTCACGCGGCCGCAATTGAATATTATATAGATGCTTATGTAGGAATAGATGATGGGATATATGGAGACATGTATCATCAGCGAACACTAGAAGATTGGGCACAGTTTGATATAAATAATAGAACTAAACATGATGCTTCAATAAGTTCTGGTTTAGCTATAATGGCATGTATGAAACATAAATATAAACCTATAAATAAACGAACGGTTAAGCGTATTGATTTAGGGATACAAAAATATAATAACGAAGGACAGATTTCACAAATAATAAAATAAATGCAAGTTGTTACAAATACTAATAGTGCTTTTCCCGATCAGGTTGTACCTGACGACGTAAAAGAAAGCTGGGACTATGGCAGACAAGTAGCTATGGCTATAGAAGGAGATTGGTTTAGTGGTACAAGAACTGGAGTAGAAAATCGTTTTAATAGTAATTTTAACAATTTTAGATTACGACGATTATATGCTAGAGCTGAACAACCAGTACAAAAATATAAAGATGAATTAGCTATAAATGGAGATTTATCCTATCTTAACTTAGATTGGAAACCTGTACCTATTATACCAAAATTTGTAGATATAGTAGTGAATGGTATGGATGAAAAGATTTATGACATTAAAGCTTTTGCTCAAGATCCCAATTCATTAAAGAAAAGAACTAAATATGCACAGGATATTTTAAGAGATATTCAAGCAAAAGAATTTTTGCAAAATGTACAAAAGAATTTAAATCTAAATTTATGGAATAGTAACAATCCAGAAGAACTGCCTGAAAATCAAGAAGAATTAGATTTACATATGCAGTTAAGTTACAAACAGTCTTGTGAAATAGCCGCAGAAGAAGGTATTAATAATACTCTTGAAAGAAATAAATATGATCTAACACGAAGAAGAACATTAAAAGATTTAGTTGAGATAGGAATTGGATGTAATAAAACTAGTTGGAATGAAGCAGAGGGAGTAAAAGCTGAATACGTTGATCCTGCTCATATGGTATGGTCTTACACGGAAGATCCAAATTTTGAAGATTTATGGTATGTAGGAGAAGTTAAAGCAATTACCTTACCTGAGATGAAAAAAGAATTTCCTCATTTAACTAATCATGACTTAGAAAGAATACAACGATATCCAAGCAATAGTAATTATCTTTACAATTGGTATGGAAGAAGAGATGGTAATAGTATTTATGTTTTGTATTTTGAATATAAAACATATAGTGATCAAGTTTGGAAAATAAAGAAAACTGCTACAGGATTAGAAAAAGCTTTAGAAAAGCCTGATACTTTTAATCCACCAGAAAATGATAACTTTGAAAGAGTTTCTAGATCTATAGAAGTATTATATAGTGGGGCTAAAATATTAGGACATGATGAATTGTTAAGATGGGAAATGTCTCGTAATATGACTCGTCCAAAATCTAATTTAGTTAAAGTAAAAATGAATTATAATCTATGTGCACCAGAGATGTATCATGGAAGGATTGAATCTTTAGTTGGTAGAATGATTGGATTTGCTGATATGATCCAACTAACTCATTTAAAGATCCAACAAGTGCTGTCCAGGGTTGTCCCTGATGGCGTCTACTTGGATGTAGATGGATTAGCAGAGGTAGATTTAGGTAATGGCACTAAATACAATCCTAGAGAGGCTTTAAATATGTACTTCCAAACGGGTAGTATAGTTGGTAGATCAATGACTCAAGATGGAGATCAGAATTTTGGAAAAGTTCCTATACAAGAACTCCAAACCTCGAGTGGAAGTAATAAAATACAATCATTAATAACTACATATCAGTATTATCTTCAAATGATAAGAGATGTCACTGGACTTAATGAAGCTAGAGATGGAAGTTTACCTAATTCTGATTCATTAGTAGGGTTACAAAAGCTAGCTGCGGCTAATTCTAATGTAGCTACAAAACATATTTTAAATGCTTCATTATATTTAATTTTAAGAACTTGTGAAAACGTTATTTTAAGATTAGCTGATTCAATGGAATATGACTTAACTAATGAGGCTTTAAAGAACAGTATAAGTACTTATAATGTAGGGACTTTAGAAGATTTTTGGAACTTGCATTTATTTGATTTTGGAATATTTATGGAATTAGTTCCAGATGAAGAAGAGAAAATGCAATTAGAAGCTAATATACAAATGTCTTTACAACAGCAGACTATTAGTTTAGCTGATGCTATTGATATAAGACAAATAAGAAATCTTAAATTAGCTAATCAAATGATTAAGCTAAAACAGAAAGAAGCTGCTAAGGCTGCCGCTGAAGCTTCACAGGCTAATATTCAAGCTCAAGCTCAAGCTAATGCTCAACAAGCCGAGCAAGCTGCAATGAATGAAGTTCAAAAGCAACAGGCTTTGGCTGATACTCAATTAAAGATAGAAAAAGGTAAATCTAGTTTTGAGATAGAAAGAATGCAAGTAGAGTCTCAAATCAAAAGAGAATTAATGGAACTAGAGTTTAATTACAACAGTCAATTAAATCAACAAAAAATTAATAGAGAAAAAGAAAAAGAAGAATCAATAGAATCTAGAAAAGATAAAAGAACCAAAATACAAGGTACACAACAAAGTGCAATAGCAGATCAAAAGAAAAACGATCTACTACCAATAGATTTTGAAGCACAAGACTCTCCGCAAGAAGCGTTGGATCCACTCAATATCTAAAATTATTTATATTATATTATCATATCATGGCTACAAAAGAAAAACAAAAAAATGTACCTGCAGAAGGAACATTTAAAATGAAAAAGAAAGCAAAAAACTTAGGAAAAAAAAGTCCTACTATTACAAAGGTTAATTTAACTCCATCAAAAGAAGAAACAAATGCCGTTCAAAAGTCAGAACCAAAGGAAACTGTGCCACCTGTTAGCAAACAGAGCGAAGAAACGAAAACAGAAAACAAAGTGGAATTGCAAGAAGTGGGAGAGTCACACACCGAAAAACCTGATACTACCGAAAAGATTAAAGAAGAAGTAACAGTAATTCAAGAAGTTAAAAATACCAAGTATAAAGAAGAAATTAAACAACCACTTCCAACTACACCAACAATTAATATGCCTGAAAATATTCAAAAGCTAGTGAGCTTTATGAATGAAACAGGGGGGAATATAAAAGATTATGTTACCTTAAATACTAGTTATGAAGAGATTGGAGATGATATAGTGGTAAAAGAATATTATAAACGCACAAAGCCACATCTAAACGATGAAGAAGTTAGTTTTATCATGGAAGATAAATTTTCTTTTGATGAAGAAGTAGATGAGGAAAGATTTGTTAAAAAACAAAAATTAGCGTTTAAAGAAGAAATTGCAAAAGCCCGGGGCTTTTTAGATGACATGAAGAGTAAATATTATGAAGACCTCAGGTTGAGACCTTCTGTTACTAATGAGCAAATAAAAGCAACCGAATTTTTCAATAGATATAATCAAGAACAATCAGACATTGCATCACGCAGAGATGTGTTTGTACAAAGTACTAAAAACTATTTCGAAAACGATTTTGAAGGTTTCAATTTTGAAGTTGGAGAAAAGAAGTTTAAGTACAAAGTTTCAAACCCTTTTGAGATAGCTAATAAACAAACTGATATATCACATTTTGTTAATTCATTTATGGATGACAAGGGAAATATATCAGATTATCAAGGCTATCACAAAGCTATGTATGCTGCAAGAAACGCTGATACTATTGCTCAACACTTTTATGACCAAGGAAAAGCTGACGCTACCAAGGACATTATGAAGAAATCCAAAAATATAGATACAACTCCGCGCTCGGGTGATCAAGGAGAACTCTTACCAAATGGATGGAAAGTTAGAGCATTAAGTGACGGTGTAGATAGTACTAGATTAAAAATTAAAAAGAAAACTAAAAATTAAAAATTATGGCCTTAGTACCAGGCGGGAGTTTTCCCGCATCGATCATACCGGCTCAAGACAGGGTAACAATACAAGACAACTACATTGATTTTCAAGCGGGAGCTTTTAATCAATGGGCTCAACAGTATTTACCTGAGTTGTATGAACAAGAAGTAGAAAGATATGGTAACAGAACGTTATCAGGATTCTTAAGAATGGTTGGAGCAGAAATGCCAATGACCTCAGATCAAGTAATCTGGTCTGAACAAAATAGATTACACATAGCATACGAAACTACTACGGTAGCAGTTGTTGGCGCGATGCCAACTATTTCAGTAGTAATAACATTACCTGCAGCTAATCCAGCTGGAGCAGTAAGAGTTGGTAGTACTATTTTATTAGCAGATAATGCGACTGGATTAACTACAATTAAAGCTTTAGTTACTGCGGTAACTGGTGCTACATTAAATACACTAGCGTGTACAGTATATGGAACTGCAATAGCAATACCTCCAGCAATAACAGCTGGAACATGTAATATGTTTGTATATGGTTCTGAATTTCCAAAAGGAAGTGATGGTATGAATAATGCTATTGAACCAGCTGTAACAACGTTCCAAAATTCTCCAATTATCCTTAAAGATAATTATGAATTAAGTGGTTCTGATGCTGCTCAGGTTGGATCGAAGTTGCGACAGAAGATGGAACTTCAGGATACTTATGGTATCTTAAAGCTGAGTCTGAAACAAGATTAAGATTTGAAGACTATATGGAAATGGCTATGGTTGAGGGTGAATTAATGGCCGCTCCTGCAGGAGCTCAAACTTTTGGTGCGAATTTCGGACCAGCTGGTGCAGCTACTGTAGATATAAAAGGAACAGAAGGTTTATTTGCTGCTATTCAAGCTAGAGGAAATGTATTCTCTGGATTTGCTGGTGCTGCTGGACCTGGTTCTGGTGCTTTAGCTGACTTTGATGCTATATTACAAAATCTTGACAAACAGGGTGCTATTGAAGAAAACATGCTTTTCTTAAGTAGACAAACTGCTCTTGATTTTGATGATATGATAGCTGCTGTTAACGGTGGTTATGCTTCAACACAAGCTGCTTCTTATGGTCTTTTTGACAATGAAGCTGATATGGCAATGAACTTTGGTTTCACAGGTTTTAGAAGAGGTTCTTATGACTTCTATAAAACTGATTGGAAATATCTTAATGATGCTACTACAAGGGGTTTATCTAACCAAATTGATGGTGTGATGGTTCCAGCTGGTACGTCTACAGTATATGATCAAATGTTAGGTTCTAATATTAGACGTCCATTTTTGCACGTAAGATATAGAGCTTCTGAGACTGAGGATCGAAGATTTAAAGCATGGATTACTGGATCTGTTGGTGGCGCGTACACTACTGATCTTGATGTGTTGAGAGTGAACTTCTTATCAGAAAGATGTTTAGTAACTCAAGCAGCAAATAACTTTGTGTTATTCGTTGGAGCTTAATTAATTATTAACATTTAAAAGATAAAATCATGGGTTTAATTAGTATAGTCCCTCAAACAGGAGGGGTACCAGAAGACGCAGGTCTTCGTGAATTAATAGGTGGAAATGCTGTTCAATTATCAGTAACTGGAGGAGCGGTTACTATAACAACTGATATTGCAGATGTAACAAAAGATACATACCTTATCACTTATACAAGTACAGCTGGAGCAATTCCAACTGATCAAGAATTATTTGATTTATGGGCACCAGTAGTTGGTAGCGCTAATGGCGCTGCTGGACCTGCTATAATGGCTCCAATCACTTACGATGATGTACCAGTTCAAATTTATCCTACTATTGGAGTAAGTTAATTTGATAAATAAATATGATCCCGCTTAGGCGGGGTCTTTTTTAAAATTATATTATATTATATTATGGAAACAAAAGAACAAACTATTCCTGTAAATACATGGGAATATAAAGATAGAAATTATTATTTACTTAATGGAAAAGAACCGTTAACGTATACATTACCTAGTAAGCACTCAAGAAGATATCCATTAGTGTGGTTTGATGAAGAAAAAGGATATGAAAGAGAATTGAGATATGCTACTAATCAAAAAAGTATATTTGTAGACGAACAAGAAGGACAAGTAACATTGAAGCATATAGTTTTTGATCAAGGACACTTGATGGTTCCTAAAGAAAAAAGGAATTTACAAGAGTTTTTAATACATCATCCACATGCTAATCAAGTTTTTGGAGAATTTGATCCAGTCTTACAAGCGGTTGATGATTATGAAGATTTAACTATGGAGATTGCTGCAATGAATGTAGCATTTGAAATGGATATTGATAAAGCTGAAGCAATATTAAGAGTAGAAAAAGGATCTGGAGTAACAAGTTTATCTACAAAAGAACTAAAGAGAGATCTTTTAATTTTTGCAAAACACAATCCAAAGTTATTTTTGGACTTGTCAGAAGATGAGAATGTGGTATTGAGGAATTTTGCTATTAATGCAGTAGAAGCTAATATCATAAAATTAGATGATGATCAAAGAACATTTAAATGGGGAAGTAATGGTCGTAAACTTATGACCGTTCCTTTTGATGAAAATGCTTATTCTGCTATGGCCGCATGGTTCAAAACCGATGAAGGTTTAGAAGTATACAAATCCATAGATAAAAAACTTAAATAATAGGTGATTATAATTAAGGCGGCACTTTCGCCGCCTTTTTTTTTAAAATATTTATAATGGCAATAAACGTAAACGAAGTATATACTACTGTATTAAGCATCCTTAACAAAGAGCAAAGAGGTTATCTAACACCTTACGAATTTAACAAAATTGCCACTCAGGTACAATTGGAAATTTTTGAAAGTTATTTTGAAAACTTAAACCAACAATTAAGACAACCTGAAAACTCTAGCGAATATGCAAATAGAGTAAAATTATTACGAGAAAAGATTAATCAATTTGAAACTAGTGGAAGTTTAACAACGGTACTAGGAGCAGGAGATTTAACAACCTTAGTAGATGCTGTATATAGATTAGGTACTTTAGAATATACTAACGGTAATAAACTACCCGTTACAATTCAAAAAACAACTAGGCATGATTTTAATCTAGTTAATAGATCTAAACTAACGGCTCCTTCATTGAACTGGCCTATATTTTATATAGAAGGTAATAATGTTCAAATTGCTCCTCCAATTAATACAACTGCAGGACCAATGCCTCCAGCAGAGGTAGTTACTGTAGAGTTTGTTAAAAAACCAGTTGATGTAGTTTGGGCTTATACTATAGGTGCTGTGGGACAATATGTCCATAATCCTTTAGATCCTACTGATCAAAATTTTGAAATAGATAATGTAGATCAAACTGAAGTTATATTAAAAATATTAACTTATGCAGGAGTAGTAATACGTGATCAAGAAATAACACAACTCGCAGCTGGACTAGCAGGTGCTCAAGACCAATTAGAACAAAGTTAAAATTATGGGATTAATAACTGAAACAAACGCACAATATTATTCAGGACAACATGTAATAGAAGTTCCTGCTGTACCTACTAATACTTTTACATTTGCAGGATATGATACTCCTTTAGTAAGTGCATTTGATAGTACTCTTACTCATACGAGCCCAGGTTCTAATTTTAATCTATTTTATATAGATCCAGCACCAGGTAGTATTCCGGTAATAATACCAGAGAATGAAATATATATAGAAAATCCCTTAGGTGAAGCTAATATAACTACCACTGTAAATAATTATACTAGTGGATTAATGTTATGTCAATTAAAGCCATATGCTATAGGGGACAATTATGGAAGTTATACTTCTTTGAGTTTAAATGATATAGTTGATAACTTTTTAGTAGCTTATGTAGGAGAAGATAAACTCATTCAACATATAAAGAGATCTGACGTACTGTTTCATGCTCGTAGAGGTATGCAAGAATTCTCTTATGATACTCTTCCTGCTATACAATCTCAAGAACTTACAATTCCACCTAGTTTATCTGTACCTTTGCCACAAAATTATGTGAACTACGTTAGAATTGCTTATTCAGATAGTGCAGGGATATTACACACAATCCTTCCCGCCGGTCCCTTAACAGGAGATCCATACAAATTACCTCTGCAAGACAATTTTGGAATTCCAACTCAAGATAGTTTTGAAGAAAATTTATATGCTCAACAATCTTTAATAGAAGAAAGATGGAAAAGTATAAATACTCAAACTCTTACTGGAACTTATGATGCATATGCTGCATTTGGAGTATATGACTGGGCATGGTGGAAACAAGCTTATGGCAGAAGATATGGTTTAAATCCAGAAACATCTACTGAAAATGGATGGTTTACTATAAATGAAAGATTAGGTAAATTATCATTTAGTAGTAATTTAGGAGGTCAACTTATAATACTTAATTATGTGTCTGATGGTTTAGGTAATGATTTTGATGCTAGAGTTCCTAAATTCGTAGAAGAAGCAATGTACATGCATATAATGTATAGCGTATTATCAACACGTTTAAATACTCCTCCACACTTAGTACAGCAGTTCAAAAAAGATAGACGTGCTGCGTTGCGTAATGCTAAAATAAGATTATCTAACATTAAATTAGATGAAATAGTACAAGTATTTAGAGGGAAATCTAAATGGATTAAACATTAATCAAATGCAACAACAATCTAAACACACATTTACCAAATCTAAAATGAATAAGGATTTGGATGCTAGACTATTAGAAAGAGGAGAATACAGAGATGGAGTAAATGTTTCTGTAAGTAGATCCGAAGGTGATGATGTAGGAGCATTAGAAAATATATTAGGTAATGAAATTCTTAATGAATTAACTGCTGTGCCAGGTGTAGATCCTGTAGCTCCGGTGGAAATTATTGGATGGCATCGTAATGAAAATGCTGATAGTATATATTTATTTTTAACTAGTTATCAAGATAATTCAGATAATAGTATTTCTAATGTTGCACCTGCTAAGAGCACTCATAAAATAATTTATTTCAATACTGTAGCAAATACTTCTCAAGTTATAGTTGAAGGCGCATTTTTAAATTTCTCTATTAATAGTCCTATTTTACATACTAATTTAATTGAGAATTTATTATTTTGGACAGATAATAGAAATCAACCTAGAAAAATAAATGTTGATACAGCTAAATCTAATCCTGCTTATTATTATAATGAAGATCATATATCTGTAGCTAAGTATTTCCCTTGGAATTCTATTAAAGTATTAGATACTTTTACCGCGACAGGTTTACTTGTAGATAAATTTGATACAATTGATCTTGTAGTTTGGCCTAACGGTTATAATGCTTGGAGAAATATTTTAGTATTAAAAGATGATACTAGTGCTGAAACTATTAGTTTTTTAGAAGAAAATATAGGGGCAAAAGGATATGCTATAGATAATTTTGGAGGTAGATGGGAGTTAACTATAGCGTGGTATCAAAAAGATTATAACGATAATATTGCATCAACTGGGCAAATTCTACCAGACTATGGAGCAGGATATATAGGATCTGGAAGACCATTAGTTTTTATAGATAGAGATATGGGGAATGTGGTAGATCCTAATTCTTTTGATATTGGTACTGAATATGAATTATTTTTCGCTGGAACTACACAAAAAGATGTTAGCTCCCCATGGTTAGAAGAAAGTAAATCTAAACTTCAAATAACAGCTTTTGGAGATGCAACACCTGGTTATTCTGCTAATTCTTTAATTTATAATCCAATATCTATAGGAGATGATTATTGTGCTCCTTTATATAAATATGCTACACGAAGTGATAAAAATGGTTTATCAGTTCCAGAATATGGAGAAGCAACTACTGCAATAGCTTGTCCTACTTTTACATATGAGCAAAATAGTTCAATATTACCTCCACGTTTTTTTGGAATTATTAAACATCCTCATATACCAAGTAATATAAATTATTATATCTTAGATAAGGCCATTAACCCTGCAAATCCACTAGCGACCGCTGATAATTGGTTTGAAATAGTAGATGAAGATGGAGATCCTGTAGTGGCGAGTACTATTGGATTAGATGTTGAAGATGTGGTTACTATATATTGGCCTAATCCAAACTTTAATCCAGACTTTGCTGGAGATGAAAAATTTTTGGAAGATAAATTCGTGCGATTTAGTTATAGATTTTTATATGATGACGGTGAATATTCTGTTATAGCACCATTCACTCAACCTATATTTATACCAAAACAAAAAGGATATTTTGAAAAAAGAATTGGATCTACAAAAGTTTTTCCTACAGATGATGATTACTTCATAAGTCAAGAAGAAGAAGCAGGGCAAAATACTATTGTTGATTTTTTCGTTAATGAAGTAAGTTCAGTTAATTTAAAAATTCCTACTGAATATCCTGTAAATGAATTAAGAGAAAAACTAAAAGTAAAAGAAATAGATATTTTATATAAAGAATCTACTGAATTAGCTTTGAAAGTAGTAAAATCTATAGATACAAATGATACTACTATCGTTCTTAATACTTCTAATTATTTACCCTATGAATATCAAAGTGAAAAACCTATAAAAGTTTTAAAAAGTGGAGAAATAGGTAGGGTTTATGATAATGTTCCTATAAGGGCCGCTGCTCAAGAAAGTAGTGGGAATAGAATTATATATGGTAATTTCTATGATAGACATACATCTCCCTTAACTTTAGATTATTTGGTAGGAACTGGTGCTAAACTTACTTTATCAGATCCACAGACTTCTAGTTCTAATATAAGTTACCCTAATCATACTTTAAAACAAAATAGAACTTATCAAGCTGGAGTTATATTATCAGATAGATATGGTAGATCATCTGATGTTATTTTATCTTCTTTTGTAGGAAATGCTGTAGAAGTAGATATTGCAGCCGACCACGCAACACCTAGTAAAGTATATAAATTTGGTGGGTCTACAGTATATAATCCTTATTTTACTTCAGTTACTGAACCTTTTATTTCTACCACTCCTTCTACTTTAATAAATTTCCCTTTGCATCTCGATGCTGGTATATGGTCATGGCCTGGGGATTCTTTAAAAGTATTATTTTCTAATACTATTCCTTCAACTATTTCTACGGCTGAAGGATATCCAGGATTAGAAGACGAATTTATTACTGACTTACAAGTATTAAGTTTTGTATCGCCAGGAGTTTTGGAAATTGATAGTGCTGTTGGTGTTATTTCCACTATAACTCCAGGAATGAAAGTTACGTGGACTAATGTAGACGGGGAAATATTTACAAATACTATAACTAGTGTTAATTTTAATGGTCCTATATATACTATAAGTGTAGAAGATATATCGCCTTGGGATACAGCACTTACCGCTCCTCAAGTAGGAGATTTTTTAAGAATGTCTATAAAGGAAACATTAGGATGGTATAGCTAT